CTGCTATTCTACTTAATGCAGTAACTAATGTATCTTCGTCTTCTCTTATAACCATATGAACTCCTTTGTTCTATTTCTAATTATTATATAACACCTAACCACATCTATTACAACCCATTCACAAAATTTGTTGTGGATAACTTTCGTGAGGAAAAAGGTATGCCGTCAGGGAAGTCCCTGCGCGCCCGGGCTGCGAGCTGCAGGATCCGAATGTTACAAATAATGGCTGAAACTATAGGGGGAGTTTGGGAGTTTGCGTCACGCTTCCTGGAAGGTTACGTGCCCGGGCTGGTAGCTCAGGAACAAGAATGGCGGAGAACTGGGAAAAATGTAAAGGAGTTACAGGGAGTTTGTCTCGCGGGCGCCGGGCGCCCAAGCTCGGACTTATCCACAGGTTATCCACAAGTTTTTTATGTAAGGGGAGTTTGGGAGTTTGAAATGACTTGACACAAATCAAGGTCCTCGATCCTTCCTTCATACAGCCCGGGCACGAGATCCACGGTGCTTGCTGCAAGTTCCTTGGTTTTGCAACCATGAAACAGTTTGACCTCCCCCTTGAGGGGCAGGCTAACTAGGATGTATGACTGTGATCCAGCTATTGCATGACGCATATTCCAACCAATTTGAAAGGGTGATATGAGTACTTTTTTATTAGCTTGCGCTATCTTTAATTCAAGGGTGAAAAATCCTGTAACATTGTGAAATATTAGGCAATCTGGGAATCCTGGTGTAACATAACTTTCAAGGCGTGAAACAATATATTCACCACCCTCTAATGACCTCTTTACATTCTTCCAAAAATTTGTTTCTGGTTTTGCGGTCATACTTTGTTTTGTCTTTTACTACCTTTTGTTTGTACTGGAGTGATGTCCTTAAGTCCTTCGCTATCGGATTTCTCTTCGACCGATAAGACAGTTTCATTACCTTCTTTTTTAAACTTACCATCTAATCCTATTTCCTTTAACTTATCTAAAACTTCTTCACGGGACATACTGTCAATAGCGCCGGTTCTGATTTCTTTACGGTCAATGTACAATCCCGCAGCCTGCCCTCGCAAGCGCTCAGCATTAACAGCAGCACTATAAGACTTTTCGCCAAGTGCCTTCTCACGAAGTCTAGCCAACTCTTGTACATGTTTATTTAATTTAACCTCGTGTGTTTTTTCAATTTCAGCTCTTCGCGCAATAACAGCTTCTACAACCTTAGGATATCTTTTACCATTTAATAGTAAAGATGAAGTCACGTTAGCTGATCCTTCAGAGTAACCAGCTTGTCTAGCACATTCTGTTGGAGTTAATCTACCCTCATTCTCAGAGTATATTTTGACAAACACTTTCTGTTTATCCGTCAACCCTTCACCATCTTTTGGATGTTTAAGAGACATATCTTTTGTGGCACCACTTGTGGCACCTTGCAATCTTTTATCTACCATCCGCTACCCCGCAGTATAGGTGAGTTTTTACTCATTTTAGTTACTGAAAAACAAAAAAGTACCTTGCGTTGTCTAGAGTAGTGACACATAGGTGCCACATAGTAAACCATTGAATTATATAACTTAATCAACCATTGTGTCACTGTGGCACTACTTTCTTGGTATTTTATAAAACTAAAATACATTTGAGTAAAATATACACTATACATCTGTCTCATACAATAGAAATTGACCGATTTCTGCCATTCCCATTTTTGATCCAACCACGTGCTATGAGTCTATGTATATATCCATGCACTTGGCTTTTTGATTGCATGTTATTAAGTTGCTTCAACTCTTCGTAAGATGGGGCAAATTTATTCATCTTAATAAAGTCTTTAATACTATCAAAGAAAACTTTTTGCTTTGGTGTTAACCCTTCTTTATTCTTTTTAATGTTTGTCATTGTATCCTTTAGCTCCTGGATTAGGTCCGTAGTTCTTACTTACATGTCTCATCATTTCACCATTACCCCATTCATCAATAGTTTCTCTAGTTATAGATTGCTCCAATGTAGCTTGTAATTCTTTCTCTTTGTCTGTTAACTGTAATCTAGTAGGTCCTTTTTTACGTACATATGTGTGTACTTTAGACCATGTAATTATATGTTTTTCAGCCTTGGGCCTCGTATAACCACGCTGAGGATCTAGTTGTGGGTAGTTAGGTTCTGGTTCCGTATCAAAATTAAGTTTTATGTATTCTAATACTTCTTCTTCATCTTTAAATTGCTTGACAATTTTCTCTATAACTTTCTTATCTTCCCATAAATTAATTTCGTATGTCTGCATGTGTAACCTCCAAATATTCTATTTTCTTTATCCATCCTTTAGGTATGGCTATTGCTCCACCTCCATGGTTATCACCCCGGTCCATGCACCACGATCGCATAATCACTATCTTATCATCATTATTAACGACCATCCAACCCACCTCCTGGCATTTAGCTAAAGGTGATTCAATAATTTCTTTAATAGATAACCAACCAGTTTCCGTATCACGTGCATCTAACCACGTAATACGGACCATAGGTACATAATTAATATCCATTATTTAAGATAAGCGCCATTAGGTTTTTTATAGGCATGAAAGAAAATTTTTCTTTCATCATTTATACGGTAATTATATACCTCATTAATTAGTTCCATATATAACTCAGTTGACTTACGTTCAGTCATCATTCTTTTACACATAGGTTTTTTTAATTGATTCATTAAATGATTAATACTAAATCTATTATCACGCATTGCTATTAATAAAGCGCCTATAAAAGAACGTGATTTGTGAAGATGAGTATATTCTTTTAACCCAGTAATAAAACCAGCCTCTTTAATAGCTTGTGTTAAATTTTTAATATCAAATTTACCATCTTTAAACGCTGTAGTTGTGCTGCGTGTGTACATGGGTTTTTTTGATAATAAGTCAAAACAAACCTGGTAAGGTAGATCATATTTTTCTTTAAACCACTTAAACGTGTGATAAGGACCTTTAGTATTATGAGCTGTTATTTCCTCAGCAATAAAAGAATCAAGAAATTGGTATAATTTCCACCCTTTTTGTGCTTGATTTACGGTGCGCATTTCCTGCAAACCTATGTTTTTTTCAGTTATAATATAAAAAACAGTCTTATTGAGTCGTTGCGCAGCAGCAAAACGGTGCTGGCCATCCAAAATCTCAAGTTTATTATCCCTAGTTCTTTTAACAAGAATAGGTATTGGTAAATCTACAACCTTGCTCATGGATTTAACCATGCTATTAACGTCTGATGATTTAATATCTCTATTGCCAAACAATAAAGAAAACTTATCATAATTTTTAGTTTGATGTATTTTCATAATTTCTACTTTCTAATTAAACTTTTTATTATTCCATTTAACAGCTGCAGCATCATATGCTGTTTGTATATCTTCTTCACCATTAAATGATTTCTTCTGACGATTCTTATAACCCTCAGAAAATTTATCTATAATTTCTATTAGCATAAGTGTAGGAAACGGTACGCCATGTACTGTAACTTCACTTACTTTACCTAATATAACGTCAAAACTCTCATCATTTGCTTCACAATCAAGTAGTATCTTTTTAATTTCTATATCTGCTTTATGTAAACTCATATTAAAACCCTGGGTACTTGGGGCACGTTCCATCAAACTCACCGTAGTAGTCCATTCCTTTCTTTGCATCTGTCATTTTAACTTCATCACCTTCAAACATAGCATCATAAAACTGATTTTCTGCTTGTTTGTGTTCTTTGTGTGAATCAACCATGTCACATACTGGCTGACCTACCATAATTCCATTTCTATATTCTGTCATAACATTCCTATCCATATTTTATACACCCACATTAGCACCTGGAAAGCTATCCAAAACTTAATGGGTATAATAAGCAACCAAAATAGAGCCCAAATCATTTGCGTATCGCAATGTATTCGTAATCAAAATCAGCGTGCTTTTTTTGTACTAATGTAACAACATTAGATTCAGCAACCTTATACACATGTTGCCTTATTGTTCTTACCCTACGTTCATCTTGTGTAGGTGATAGTTTTTGTAACCATGGTCCACAAAGATACCCACGGTAATAAGTTATCTTATTCCCTGGAATAGATTTGTTTACCCAATCATCAAATTTTTTTATACTTAACATAATTATCTTTCTGTTCACATTATAACATTTGCAAGTAAAAAATACAAGCATATTATTTGGCTGTTTTCCGCCATTATTATGTCAAGATAAAAATAAGTTATT